ATGATGAAAAAAAGTATTCTGGCGTTTCTGTTACTCACCAGTTCTGCAGCGGCGCTGGCTGCACCGCAGGTGATTACCGTCAGTCGTTTTGAAGTGGGTAAAGACAAATGGGCATTTAACCGCGAAGAGGTGATGCTGACTTGCCGACCGGGTAATGCTTTGTATGTTATTAATCCGAGTACCCTCGTGCAGTATCCTTTAAACGATATCGCACAAAAGGAAGTTGCCAGTGGGAAGACCAATACCCAACCCATTTCGGTGATTCAGATTGATGATCCTAACAATCCCGGCGAAAAAATGAGTCTGGCACCGTTTATAGAACGAGCTGAAAAACTCTGTTAATTACCTAAAATAGCCTTTTGATTCCCAATAAAAAAACCGCCTCAGTTCTTTCACCAGAACGGGCGGTTTTTAACATTTAAGCTGATGACCACCGCGCTTTTTATTGACCATTTTGCACGCAAACTGGAAAACCTGGCGTCGTCATCTATTCTTAAAGGGCAAGGCAACTAAGCCTGCATTAATGCCAACTTTTAGCGCACGGCTCTCTCCCAAGAGCCATTTCCCTGGACCGAATACAGGAATCGTATTCGGTCTTTTTTTAATTGCATTTGAAATCAATTAGTTACAAATGCTTCCCCGAAATTCCCCGAAATTTACTCGAATTTCTGTATTCCGGTCTTTTTTGGTTATATCACAACCAAAATACATTTAACAATCCATTTACGTTAAAATCAGAGCAGTAAGTACGTTTTTTCTCTCTCATCAAGATACATTTTTGTTGTCTTCTCCGATGTGTGGCCAAGTAGACGCTGAGCAAATTCTTCTCCACATATTTCTTTGTACAATCGTCCAGCCAGGCTTCTGATTTCGTGAAAAGTTGGTGGGTTTTCACTGAACAGGATACCTGTTAATTTTCTGGCTGCGACAAATTTCTTTGTCAGGCCGTCCGGGTGAATGCTGCCGTCAGGGCTGTTTTTTCTAATCCCGGCACTGATTAGATAATCCCCCCTACTTACCATGCGGCACTGTTTAACTACTGCACCAAGTCGTAAACCAGCGACAGGAAGGCTGAGTGACAGGGGGATAGCAATCATCATTCCTGTCTTAATTTGCCTGATGTGGAGACGATCATCATAAATATCACTGAACCGCATATTCGTTATGTCTTCGCGACGTTGTCCTGTTACAAGGGCTAAGTCCATAGCTAATGGGAACCATGCCGGAAGTTGATCTGCTGCCTCCCTGATGCAGTTGTATGTCTTTAGTTTCAGCCGTTCTCTTGTAACTACTATTTTCGGTGCTCTTGTTGGCGTTACTGGATTTTGAGATATACGTCCTTCAACAATGGCTTCGCGGAACATATCAGATAACACAGAACGCATTGATCCTGCCATCGTGTTTTTCCCTCCTTCAATCCACAAATCAAGAAACTCGGCGATATGGCGAGTGGTTATTTCTGTCAGTAAAACCCCTCCTAATTTTTCTTTTATTGTCTCCAGTTGATTTACCCGAGTTTTATAAGTATTTCTGGACGCTTTTCTCCTTATAAGAATCGTTTTGTAACGTTCAATCCAGTCTGCCATAGTAAATGAGTCGACCCCTTTAAGCTTTTCAATTAGGGCAGCAGGAGAGTAGTTTTTGTATATATAATGATTTGCTTCAATTGCCTGCGCTACTGCATCTCTTCTTGAAATTTTACCTAAATAGCTGCGCTTAATACCGCTACACTTTTGCCAGTCCATGTTTGCCTCCGGGGAATGGGCTGACGGTTTCCATAAAATGGCGAACTTTTTTCAACAGTTGCCACATTGAGCGGCACTGATGATTACGCGTTATTGTGTCGTGAAGTGCCTGCCATAGCCGTTCAACATGATTCACCCATGGCGAGTAAACCGGCTGATAAATGCCCCTGAACTTCGGGTTCTCCTTCAGCCAGCTCTGTGTTTCCCGGCTTTTGTGGATAATGTAGTTGTCCACGATCAGCGTGATGGTTTTCGCCCGACGGTATGTCGCTTTAAGCCGCTTCAGCAGGCTGATGAACAGCGCCGAACTTTTGCTGTTGCCGCCCACATAGCTGACTTTACCTGTCCCGCTGTGCAGCGCTCCGGCCAGATAATATTTTTCATTCTGTCCCGGCGTGACCACCCGTTTTTGCTGTCCGCGCAGTTGCCAGTCCGCACCGATTTTGGGATGAAGATGGATATCCACTTCATCTTCATAAAAGACCGGATGCTCTGCGCTGCATTCGTCCAGTGCTTTATGGATTGCTGCCATCTTTTCATCTTTATGCGGGTCACGGATACGCAGAGTTGGCGCAGCCCTTCGCCACACAATCCCCGCAGACGGCAACCAGCGGCGAACGGTTCCGGCATTTAACTGGCAACCGGTTATCTCATTGATTTTTATTGCCAGCAGTTCTGTACTCCAGCGTGAACGCTGGTAGCCAAAGTCGCCGGGAGAATGTTTTACCAGCTCACGTAACAGTGTGCAGATATGCTCAAACGGCCAGCGACGGGCACGCCCGGCAGGTAATGATTTCAGTCCCTCAACACCCGACTGCGTGAACCAGTTAATCCAGCGTCCAACAGAGGAACGGGCGCAGCAGAGCGTTCTGGCAACGTCGCTGACACGGTCGCCCCGGTGCAGCATCAGCATGGCAGTCAGTCTGCGGGCATAATTTTTATCGTGTGTTTTATGGATGGCTTTCTGCATCAGGCGTCGTTCGTCACGGGAAATTGGTGCTATGATCGGCATTGCTCAGTCCGGTTGGTGATTTGTTTTGATTTGGCGATTGATCAGATCGCACAATCCGGGCTAAGTTCCCTCAAAGTGATCTACTATTCCGCGCAGCTATTTAGTGTAAATTCTTCTTTCGTCAGAGGGTTGCGCCAGTAATATGCTTTGTCTCTCCTTCGATATGTTAAGTTTCTAGGCAAATTGGGATCGTATTTTTTCCGCTGCATGTTTTAACTTCTCCATTAACGGACTGTCTCTCCCTTGTCGCCCATTAGGCTGATGGTGTGTTATATCGGTATCAACCTTATTTGGGTTGATATAGAAAGCCTCCGGAACCACCCTGTAACTCCTCCCGTGTAGTTCAGGTGCAGGATAAATGTTTCCATTCCTTGCCCATCGTCTCAGCGTTGATATTGATGGTGGGGTATCCGGATATCTGAGTTTTCCCCACGTTTTGAGTGTCACAAGATTCATTGCCATACCTCTCACGATATGACCGCCAGTAAATATACAGAATACTGGCGGGTGTGGTTGATTTTTAATAATCAGCTATGAAGTTCTAATCTGGATATAATGAAATTCACGAGGACTGAAGTTTCTCGCAATTAAAATTTATCAGTTTTACTTTCTGCTCTCTGGAAACGCCTGCTTCTTTTTCCCCTGAGAGCATTTTTTCGCATTCTGATTTCGTTAGTTTTGTCTTTGAGTATCTTGTCCAGCTGGCAGGAGAACCACCTTCCTTTTCAATAGTGGCTGTAATTTTATACATGAACACCTCCATTAATATTTTCCCAAAATGCACTTGGTTTTACACCGGAATATTCTCATCGTATCCTGCTTGTTGCGTTTCGTTTTGTGTTTGTGGATCCGGGAATGCATATTCAACGCCTTCCAGTTCAATCCATAGTGCATTACGACCAGCTTTGATTGTCGGCCAGTCCATACCTTTGATTCTTTCCCATGAGCGGGAGGTGAATGTTTTTTCCAGCAAATCAGCTTTTGCGCGTTTGGCGTCGTTACTGGTGCCCCCATGGTGCTTGTTGAGCAACTCGATAATTTCATCAAGTGCGATTTCTTTTGCACGCTTTTCTTTTAGCCATGAGGTAGCCTGAGTTTAACGGACACTCCTTCCTGAAATAGAATGGCATCAGAAGGAGCTAATAATGAGCAGAAAAACCCAACGTTACTCTAAAGAGTTCAAAGCCGAAGCTGTCAGAACGGTTCTTGAAAATCAACTTTCGATCAGTGAAGGCGCTTCCCGATTATCCCTTCCTGAAGGCACTTTAGGACAATGGGTTACCGCCGCCAGAAAAGGGCTCGGTACTCCTGGTTCCCGCACGGTGGCTGAACTGGAATCTGAAATTCTGCAACTGCGTAAGGCGTTAAATGAAGCTCGCCTTGAGCGAGATATATTAAAAAAAGCAACTGTAGATTCAATTGGTCAACGCAACAGTTATGTGAAAACATGGGGTTGCGGAGGTTTTTTGAATGAGACGAACATTTACAGCAGAGGAAAAAGCCTCTGTTTTTGAACTATGGAAGAACGGAACAGGCTTCAGTGAAATAGCGAATATCCTGGGTTCAAAACCCGGAACGATCTTCACTATGTTAAGGGATACTGGCGGCATAAAACCCCATGAGCGTAAGCGGGCTGTAGCTCACCTGACACTGTCTGAGCGCGAGGAGATACGAGCTGGTTTGTCAGCCAAAATGAGCATTCGTGCGATAGCTACTGCGCTGAATCGCAGTCCTTCGACGATCTCACGTGAAGTTCAGCGTAATCGGGGCAGACGCTATTACAAAGCTGTTGATGCTAATAACCGAGCCAACAGAATGGCGAAAAGGCCAAAACCGTGCTTACTGGATCAAAATTTACCATTGCGAAAGCTTGTTCTGGAAAAGCTGGAGATGAAATGGTCTCCAGAGCAAATATCAGGATGGTTAAGGCGAACAAAACCACGTCAAAAAACGCTGCGAATATCACCTGAGACAATTTATAAAACGCTGTACTTTCGTAGCCGTGAAGCGCTACACCACCTGAATATACAGCATCTGCGACGGTCGCATAGCCTTCGCCATGGCAGGCGTCATACCCGCAAAGGCGAAAGAGGTACGATTAACATAGTGAACGGAACACCAATTCACGAACGTTCCCGAAATATCGATAACAGACGCTCTCTGGGGCATTGGGAGGGCGATTTAGTCTCAGGTACAAAAAACTCTCATATAGCCACACTTGTAGACCGAAAATCACGTTATACGATCATCCTTAGACTCAGGGGCAAAGATTCTGTCTCAGTAAATCAGGCTCTTACCGACAAATTCCTGAGTTTACCGTCAGAACTCAGAAAATCACTGACATGGGACAGAGGAATGGAACTGGCCAGACATCTAGAATTTACTGTCAGCACCGGCGTTAAAGTTTACTTCTGCGATCCTCAGAGTCCTTGGCAGCGGGGAACAAATGAGAACACAAATGGGCTAATTCGGCAGTACTTTCCTAAAAAGACATGTCTTGCCCAATATACTCAACATGAACTAGATCTGGTTGCTGCTCAGCTAAACAACAGACCGAGAAAGACACTGAAGTTCAAAACACCGAAAGAGATAATTGAAAGGGGTGTTGCATTGACAGATTGAATCTACAACAGCGTATTTTGCACAGGAGTCGCTGAAAAATACGCGTTAATCGAACAATGGCGACAACAATTTCCCATTGAAGCGATGTGTCAGGTATTTGGTGTATCCAGGAGCGGTTATTACAACCGGGTACAGCATGAACCCTCAGACAGAAAACAAAGTGATGAGCGGCTAAAACTGGAGATTAAGGTGGCACATATCCGCACTCGCGAAACATATGGAACCCGGCGGCTCCAGACGGAGCTGGCAGAGAATGGCATCATCGTTGGTCGTGACCGACTGGCACGTCTTCGTAAGGAGCTAAGGCTACGCTGTAAGCAGAAACGCAAGTTCAGAGCGACTACGAACCCGAACCACAATCTGCCAGTTGCGCCAAATCTGCTGAACCAGACGTTCGCTCCTACAGCACCAAATCAGGTCTGGGTGGCGGACCTGACGTATGTTGCCACACAGGAGGGATGGTTGTACCTCGCTGGCATCAAAGATGTTTATACGTGCGAAATTGTCGGCTACGCCATGGGAGAGCGCATGACAAAAGAGCTGACAGGTAAAGCCCTGTTTATGGCGCTCAGGAGCCAGCGCCCACCTGCCGGGCTAATCCACCACTCTGATCGAGGTTCACAGTACTGCGCATACGATTACCGGGTCATACAGGAGCAGTTTGGTCTGAAAACATCAATGTCGCGTAAAGGTAACTGTTACGACAACGCTCCGATGGAAAGCTTCTGGGGAACGCTGAAAAATGAGAGCCTGAGCCACTATCGTTTTAATAACCGGGATGAAGCCATCTCAGTAATACGGGAATACATTGAGATTTTCTACAATCGTCAGCGTCGTCACTCTCGTCTGGGGAATATCTCCCCGGCAGCCTTCAGGGAACAATATCATCAGATGGCTGCTTAAAAAAAGAACAAATGGTAGTGTCCGCTATTGCCAGTACACCTCACCATGTCGGTGTACCGTCGTTGGCAAATAATTCACTGTTATCCCGTGAGGTATCGATGCCGAGGTGTTCACCTCCCAGGTTAAGAAACTCGATATGAGGAAGAAAGTTTTTAAATGTTGGGTTTGAAAATACCTGTCCATCAATACGGGTGGAGCGATCTTTTAGTATTCTGGCGGTGCGCCACACCTGACCGGTTTCTGTTTCTGCTTTCATTTTTATACCGGTTTTTGCCAACTGGCGTTTGCCATCATCACCTTCGAAAAAGTCATACTCATATCCTGCACGCCCGCACATAATAATGTGCGCCTGACTGTTAACAAATCGATCGGTAAAGCGTCGCCACTCCTGTTTGAGCCACGCCCAGTCTGAAAATTCCAGTCCTCGTTTACGGTTTCGGCGTCTGGCATACTCGTCGCATAATCCGGTCCAGAAGTGACTGATGGAGTCGATGATCATTACGGAACCGCTGCTTTCCGCTTCATTAATGGCTTCAAGCAGATCAACAAACGAGCGGGTTTTTGCCGTAAATAATTCGATATTTTCCGCATCAAAGCGGGGTTTAACCCAGTCAGAGCCTGTTTCTGTGTCCAGAAACATTACCGGGCGGTTACCAGCTTCAATTCCCCGTTGCCGCATAAGCATTACCAGACCAATAGCCAGTTCGCTTGCTGTGTAGGTTTTGCCGTCGCCAGCAAACCCCATAATTCCTGCTTTTAGATAGGCCTGTGTGTTTATTGCTCGTTGAAAAAGCGCCATAGATTTTAGTCCTCCAAATCAATATCAACCTGGTGGTGGGCAATGGTTTCAGCCATGTACCGGATGTGTTCTGCCATGCGCTCCTGAAACTCAACATCATCATCAAATGCGTGGCTGATTGCCTGTTTATTGGCACCGTGGCGTTGCAAATGGTCGATGCAGAGCGATTCAAACAGGTGCTGAGGCAGACCTTTTTCCAGGTCGTCCGCCAGTTCCGTTTCTTTTTCTTCACGAACGATCTGCTGGTAGTGGCGAGCCCATGCCATTTCTTCAATACGATCAAAAATCGGGTAAGCGCTCATCACTGGTCACTCCAAAATTTTCAAGCTTGTTGGCAATCATCATTGCGATGTCAGGGATTGCAGGCGCATAGGCTATGCACGCAGGATTCGCACATAAACCGTAAACCGCCGCAATCAACACCTGTTTTTTCCAGTTGAGTTCATCTTCGCCAGTTTCATTATTGCTATCATTATGCTGATCGCTGCCAGCGTTCTCCGGTAACAAATCATCAGCTTTTTCCGTTTTCTTCGGCTCTTCTTCCTGTGCTTCATCTGGTTTTTTTTCGTCAAAAGTTTCCTGATAAGTTGCGTCTCCCATCACCGCGCCACAGTCAGGGCAGTTATCCTCGCCAGTCTGATTGCAGGGTGTTCCCTCCTCCGGTTCGCTGTTCTGGTGCTGTTTATCTTCAGTCTGTCGCACTTCATTTTCCGTTTTTTTGACTTCATTTGAGGAGATATGATGACCGGGAATCCATTTCGGATCATTCGGGTCGCTAATCCCTTCAACAAATTCTCCGCGAGAGGCAGCCAGTAATTTGTCTGCATCGACAGGATTTTTGGGCGGAATGTTTTTCCGGGCTTCATGGAGTTCTGCCCGCAGTTCCTGATATTTCGCATCAACAGCATTTACCTGTGACTGAGCATCCAGCGGCTGCGTGTCCTGATGATGTTCAGTTGCATCCGGTTCCACTGTTTCAGCCGTTGCCTGTTCATCTGCCATTGCGCAAGATGGTTGCGGTTTTTCTTCATCATCCTGTTTTCCTTCTTCTGTTACACGCTGCGGCATCGGGGCAGAGGAGCGACCGCAGGCAATATCCACGATTTCCGGATCAGGGTTGGCATGATCGGTTTCAGTCAGTACCTTGTTCAGATATTCAGTGACGTGCGCGGGGATGACCTCGATCCCAATTGGTGCTTCTTTTACGGACGCAACCACGATGGCGCGGGAATAATCCAGCCCGCCAGGCATGGTGATGAATTTGTCGCGGAAAACAGAAAAGGGCGGTTTATTTTCAGCGATAATTTCCTCAATGCGTTTAGCGTGTGCCGGATGAAGGTTATAGATGTCCAGATCCATTGAACGGGCCAGTACGCCAGTGGCTACGTCGCGCGCCAGTGACGTCAGATCGTGTACGAAACCTTCGCCGCGATCGGTGAGGTTTCCGCCGCCAGCATTAGCACCGGAAGCCGTGCGAGTGATGTGTGAAACACGATTACCCTTCATCCACTCTTTTGTCAGCAGTCCTCGATCGGTGTAGTCAGCGTTCAGGTATGCTTCGAAAAAAGCAGTTATCAGTCCCAGGCTTGAATTACCAGGATTAGGGAAAACTTTGTCAGTGTCACGAACCAGTTTGTGGAGATCGCGAATTTCCAGCGGGTCGAGCAGGCTGGTTTTGTGGGAAACAGCCAGGGCAGTAACAGCCGGTAGTTCTTCAGCCCGAGCAATGTGTAATGCCTGGAGTCCGTCGCGTGAAACGTGCGTTACCGGTTTTTCGCTGCCGTGTTGAGCAAGCCAGCGAATGGGCAGTTCCTGACCGGAAACTGGCAGGAGCATGTTCTCCTCAATTTCTGTCATGTCTTCGCCGTTGACGTTGGTATTGTCAGTGCTGGCTGGTTTGTCCTGAACAGAGGGAGAAGATGCGATAAATACCATTGTGATGCCATCTTCCCCGCCTTTTTCGTAACGGTTGCAGAATTCCGTATCAAACACGCCTTCTGGCGGGAGGTCATCAACAACGGGCAAATTGACGTGAACAGGTTTTTTAAAGTCATCTTCATCGTAGCCTGCATCGTCAATCGCAACAGCACCACGGGAGATGGCAATGGATAATTTTTTCGCTTCAGCCCAGTAAAAACCGCCTTTAATACCGAGGCGTTTTCTTACTTTGTCATTTTTTGCTTCGTAATACAGTGGGTAAACTTGTTTATCGGTGCTCATTGTTTTTTAACCTCAACTCATATTCAGATTGCATAAAAGAAACGAACTGATGATGCGATATGAGAGAGTTCTTTCAGTCGTTGATAACTGATACCGTATTTCTTGTCAGCCTCTTCAATGCGAGCTGTGAGTAATGCAATTTCTTTAATGGCACATACACAACAATCAAATGTTCTCAGAACGTAACAGCCATCAATAATTACCGTGACGTTTTCTTTTTGGGAAATCTGAATGAAACTATGTAATGTATTCCCACATTTAAATTCGGCGAGAGAATCGTTAATAACATCAAGTTCAATTTCACATTCAATAATACTCATTGCTGTTTCCTTTTTTAAGGTTGAGTGAATCCCTGCCATTGCTGGCATAAATTCAGTTTCGAATATTCAGTTAATTAAAGTTCGTGTGCCATCTGGTCTTTTTCGGCACAGATTTCACTACAATATTTGCGTTTCTTTTTCCTCATCATGGTTCCGTGCATGTAAATAAGTTCAGCAGTGTAAGCCTTATCAGGGCTTACTTGTCTGTCACACAGGCCATAAGCACAGGGAATTAAATCGGGATCACCTTTCTGCTGGAGGGTTTTTTTGATTATCCATAACAATTTTTTGATTCCGGTGTGTGTTATGGTCTGCTGAGGTGCAGAGGTAAAACAATAATCAAGCATAGGGTTCATATCCGTAGCTCCATTTTTATTTTAAAGAAAGTAATTGTTCCACAGTCATATTTTTAATTGCGCCCCGGTTAACAAGAGTCCATCCCTGTTTTTCCAGATAAAACCGGAAAGTCTCCAGGGTACAGACCAGTGCGCCATCAGGAACGGTTTCGGTGAATTCGACATTGCCGAATTTGTCGAAGTGAACAACCAGAGTGCGACCATCACCCGGAATCATCTTGTCAGCAGGTGGGGTGTTATTCTGGCGCAGTTCGGCCTCCATGCGGTCGAACTCAGCAATGTAGGCTTCCTTGAATGCGGCGGCTTTTTTGCCAGTGAAGCCCATCACCAGGAAAACGAAGCCGTTTTTGGTGATTTGGTACATTGGGAGTTTGCGCCCGGTTGAGTCGGTGTATTCGCTCGCCTCAAAATTGAGGGCAGTAAATTTATCTGAGCATTCAATATTTGCGATGGCACGTAACACATTGTCGTGTCGTTTGTGGAAGAACTCTGCAACCGCAACAGACGTAGTGACAGCGCGACCGTTTTCTACGGTTACACAAGGGTGAGAAAGGGTAGTAGCCATGATGGCAGCCTCCGCGATGAATTTGATTAACTCACCACCGGAGGTAGCAATCTCATGGGTGGTGAGACGTACAGGGTTGCTACAACCGGTCATCACGGAACCCGGCCAGTCTTGCGACTGCCCCGCACGCCCCACCATAATTTGAATGTGGCTGTGCATTACGCATAAAAAAACCGCCTGAGCGCGGTTATGCGCCGTGAATGACTTCGGGGTAGCAATCCCGGCACCCGTTTTATGAGGTGCAGGTGCACTATAATTCCACCCGTTCTGGTTTTCAATAGCTACATTCAACATTTTCTCTTTCCTTTCATCACCGAAGTGAACTTTGTTGATGCGGTGCCTGGTGCCTCCAGGTGACGTTAACCAGTTAATAATTAACGCCGGAATAAGGGATTTTCCTTACTGTTTTAACTGTTCCGCGTGCGCTGAGCCGCATTCACCGCATCACAAAATTCACTTTAAAAAGGGCGGACATCAGCCAGCAATTAAACCGATGCCGCCAACTGGTACTTCACACAGCAATGTCGTTATTTACAACCGGAGGCGCACTCCCACCATTTAAATTTAACAGACAAGACCGACTCTTTATGGATACCGGAAATGCGCCTTCGTGTTGTGCCCGGTTTTATTTCACCACCTCCGGGCTTTGGTGGTATCTTTACTGAAGTTCTCGCACAACCAGTAAGGAAATGAATATGCCAACGTATCTCGCCAGAGTAGAACTATATAATGCTGAGCCAGAGGATTACGAAGGGCTTCATAAATATATGCTCTCACTAGGATTCAGGAGAACGATCCCCCATGGAGATGGTTCGTATAATCAACTCCCGGACGGAACTTATGTTTCCGAAAAGGGCGGTGATATTTATCAAATTCGCAGCCAGATATCTGACTATGCAGACCGACTATCCGGGTATCGCGCGTCTGTTTTTGTTTGCGAATTCAGTCAATGCGCATGGTATTTATACCCCGCCAAGACCCGGTGAATATCCTGCACGGCCTTCTGCTTTGTAGAAGGCTTCTTCGCTATCATAATCGCCAGATTCCAGCGCTTCTTTAGCCAGCCAGATGCGTGCCCCAGTGCCTGCATTTGGCTCCAGTTGCTGGAGGCGTTTTGCATCTTCTGGGAGTAGAGCGATAACGTGTTTTAATTCTGTCTCGTTCATTTTACTCACCTGAATGTCTTCCCAACCAACGACGTGCGCCAGCTTCGGTTTTAAACGTTTTGCTTTTGGTATACGTCATGGCGGTGAATGTGCCGTCCTGGTTGGGGAACACGCCGTACACCAGAGATTCGTTGTTGCCAAGATCGATAGTATTCATGTTGACCCCATTTCCCCTTAACGCCGGGGTAGCGGAACTGTTTGCTGAGAACACCGTGCGGTGTCTTGATGAATGAAATTTAGAATAACCTAAGGTGGGTGGTCAAGATTTTTATGTAGAAAAACCTAAGTTTTTTGATGTAAAAAACACAAGTGTTTGAAAGTTTGTGCTTTTTATTACAGGGTGTGGAGAAAAAAGGGGATTATTTGTTTGCGCTTCTTTTGCGAGCTTTGAGTAGTTCTTCAAAAAGTTTGTTGAAATTTTCAACTCGAGCACGCATCTCTGACAACAGGGCCTTTTGCTCTGACTCAGGCAGTGCGTCGAACAGTTGAAGTAACTCTTTTTGATCTTCTGTCAGAATGGCTGGCTGATTATCCGGGATCGGTTCGCCTGGTTGTTTATCTTCATCCCCAAAAAGAAGCCAAGTCGGTGAGCACTGAAGCGCTTGGCTCAGTGCGAATAATCTTTTCCCCGCCGGCTGTGTTTCATCTCTTTCCCATTGAGAAATTGTTACGTGAGCCACTTTGACCAGCTTACCTAATGCGGCCTGAGACAGTTTTAATTTTTTACGCCTATGTAAGAGGCGAGCACCGAAGGTTTCGTTTTTCATATTAGGGAATTCTAATTTTTCTTGACTTAGGTTTCTCTACGATCTGGTTTTCTTAGGAAAATCTAAGGAGCTCGATATGTTGAAAATTGATGCTATAGCGTTTTTTGGCAGCAAAACAAAGCTTGCCAATGCCGCAGGAGTTAGGCTGGCAAGCATTGCTGCATGGGGGGAACTGGTTCCTGAAGGTCGCGCGATGCGCCTGCAAGAGGCATCTGGCGGGGAACTTCAGTACGACCCCAAAGTTTATGACGAATATCGTAAGGCAAAACGACCTGGGAAGGTGATTCATGAAAATCAGGCATGAGCACATCGAATCAGTGCTGTTAGCCCTGGCAGCCGAAAAAGGGCAGGCGTGGGTCGCTAACGCAATTACTGAAGAATATCTGCGGCAGGGGGGCGGCGAATTGTCTCTGGTACCAGGCAAGGACTGGAACAATCAGCAGAATATCTATCACCGTTGGTTGAAAGGTGAAACGAAAGCGCAAAGGGAAAAAATTCAGAAACTGATCCCTGCGGTTCTGGCAATTCTTCCGCGTGAGCTGCGTCACCGACTCTGTATCTTCGATACCCTGGAACGCCGTGCATTACTGGCGGCGCAGGAAGCGTTGAGTACGGCAATTGATGCGCATGATGATGCTGTCCAGGCCGTTTACCGGAAAGCACATTTCAGCGGTGGTGGGTCGCCCGGCGATTCTGTCGTAGTGCATTGATTGAAATTAATCGTGCCGGATTGTTTTGTTCGGTATCAGTTAAATGTAACGCTGCGAGCGTTACAAGGTGAAAACAAATGGCTTCAAACTGGATAAAGCTCGAGGTTATTACGCCGGATAAGCCGGAAATATTCAGGCTTGCTGAGATTCTGAATATTGATCCAGATGCCGCATTAGGGAAGGTTATTCGCTTCTGGGCATGGGCGGATCAACAAATGATAGACGGTAATGCAGATTGTAACGCTCGCGGCGTTACAAAAAGTGCAATAGATCGCATCACTTTTATGTCTGGTTTTGCTGATGCGTTAATTCAGGTTGGATGGCTGGTCGAAAATGACGGTGGGCTTTCTCTACCTAACTTTGAACGTCATAACGGAAAAAGCTCTAAAAAACGGGCGGTTACAAACGAGCGAGTAACAAAAATACGCGAACTGAAACGAAAAGGTAACGTTGCCAGCGTTACACAAACGGATCAAAAAGCGTTACCAGAGGAAGAGGAAGATCTAAATACTGATCTCCCCCTAAATCCCCCTCGCCAAAAACGAGCGTCTAAAAAATTCGAGCCGGAGGCTATTGAGCTGCCCGATTGGTTGCCGGAAACACTCTGGCATGAGTGGGTCCGGTTCAGACAGGCATTGCGAAAACCGATTCGAACGGAGCAGGGCGCTAACGGGGCGATACGGGAACTGGAAAAATTCCGTCAGCAGGGTTTTACACCTGAGCAGGTGATTCGACACAGCATCGCCAATGAATACCAGGGCCTGTTCGCGCCGAAAGGTGTTCGGCCTGAGACGTTGCTCCGACAGGTTAACACCGTCTCGTTGCCGGACAGTGCGATCCCGCCAGGCTTCAGGGGGTAACGGACCATGAAAAATATTGCGACAGGCGGCGTTCTGGAACGCATCCGCCGACTGACCCCGCCACATGTAACCGCCCCATTCAGAACGGTAGCGGAGTGGCGCGAGTGGCAACTTGCTGAAGGCCAGAAACGTAGCGAGGAGATCAACCGCCTGAATCGCCAGTTGCGGGTGGAAAAAATTCTGAATCGCTCAGGCATCCAGCCGTTGCACCGTAAATGCTCGTTTGCGAATTACCAGGTGCAGAACGACGGCCAGCGATACGCGTTAAGCCAGGCGAAATCCATCGCCGATGAACTGATGACCGGGTGTACAAATTTTGCGTTCAGCGGAAAACCTGGTACCGGGAAGAATCACTTAGCGGCAGCTATCGGGAATCGCCTGCTGAAAGACGGTCAGACAGTGATTGTGGTTACCGTGGCTGATGTTATGAGCGCCCTGCACGCCAGCTATGACGACGGGCAGTCAGGCGAAAAATTTTTGCGGGAGCTGTGCGAAGTGGATCTGCTGGTTCTTGATGAAATTGGCATTCAGCGCGAGACGAAAAACGAGCAGGTGGTGCTGCACCAGATTGTTGATCGCCGGACAGCGTCGATGCGCAGCGTGGGGATGCTGACAAACCTGAACTATGAGGTGATGAAAACATTGCTCGGCGAGCGGGTGATGGATCGCATGGTCATGAACGGCGGGCGCTGGGTGAATTTTAACTGGGAGAGCTGGCGTCCGAATGTTAGCCATTCGAGGGTTGTTAAGTAGTTTCAGGAGGATTTATGGCGAAACCTTTTACTCCCGAACAGCGGGAAGAACTGAAGACGCGAATTGTGGAACTCGTGCATCAGGACGGTCGGGTCACGATTCGGCAGTTGTCCGATGAAACAGGTATCAGTCGTGCGTCTGTCGGTCGCTTATGCATAGAACTGGTCGCAAGTGGTGATGTATATAATTCTGGCTACGGCTTATTCCCGTCTGAACAGGCTCGCAAGGACTGGCAAAGCGCCCGCAAAAAACTCTCGAGAGTAAAGGTGAGGAAACCATCTGTGGTTGATCTGGATCTTATCTGGTCATTACTGAGGTGTACTGGCAATAGCGGACACTACCATTTGTTCTTTTTTTAAGCAGCCATCTGATGATATTGTTCCCTGAAGGCTGCCGGGGAGATATTCCCCAGACGAGAGTGACGACGCTGACGATTGTAGAAAATCTCAATGTATTCCCGTATTACTGAGATGGCTTCATCCCGGTTATTAAAACGATAGTGGCTCAGGCTCTCATTTTTCAGCGTTCCCCAGAAGCTTTCCATCGGAGCGTTGTCGTAACAGTTACCTTTACGCGACATTGATGTTTTCAGACCAAACTGCTCCTGTATGACCCGGTAATCGTATGCGCAGTACTGTGAACCTCGATCAGAGTGGTGGATTAGCCCGGCAGGTGGGCGCTGGCTCCTGAGCGCCATAAACAGGGCTTTACCTGTCAGCTCTTTTGTCATGCGCTCTCCCATGGCGTAGCCGACAATTTCGCACGTATAAACATCTTTGATGCCAGCGAGGTACAACCATCCCTCCTGTGTGGCAACATACGTCAGGTCCGCCACCCAGACCTGATTTGGTGCTGTAGGAGCGAACGTCTGGTTCAGCAGATTTGGCGCAACTGGCAGATTGTGGTTCGGGTTCGTAGTCGCTCTGAACTTGCGTTTCTGCTTACAGCGTAGCCTTAGCTCCTTACGAAGACGTGCCAGTCGGTCACGACCAACGATGATGCCATTCTCTGCCAGCTCCGTCTGGAGCCGCCGGGTTCCATATGTTTCGCGAGTGCGGATATGTGCCACCTTAATCTCCAGTTTTAGCCGCTCATCACTTTGTTTTCTGTCTGAGGGTTCATGCTGTACCCAGTTGTAATAACCGCTCCTGGATACACCAAATACCTGACACATCGCTTCAATGGGAAATTGTTGTCGCCATTGTTCGATTAACGCGTATTTTTCAGCGACTCCTGTGCAAAATACGCTGTTGTAGATTCAATCTGTCAATGCAACACCCCTTTCAATTATCTCTTTCGGTGTTTTGAACTTCAGTGTCTTTCTCGGTCTGTTGTTTAGCTGAGCAGCAACCAGATCTAGTTCATGTTGAGTATATTGGGCAAGACATGTCTTTTTAGGAAAGTACTGCCGAATTAGCCCATTTGTGTTCTCATTTGTTCCCCGCTGCCAAGGACTCTGAGGATCGCAGAAGTAAACTTTAACGCCGGTGCTGACAGTAAATTCTAGATGTCTGGCCAGTTCCATTCCTCTGTCCCATGTCAGTGATTTTCTGAGTTCTGACGGTAAACTCAGGAATTTGTCGGTAAGAGCCTGATTTACTGAGACAGAATCTTTGCCCCTGAGTCTAAGGATGATCGTATAACGTGATTTTCGGTCTACAAGTGTGGCTATATGAGAGTTTTTTGTACCTGAGACTAAATCGCCCTCCCAATGCCCCAGAGAGCGTCTGTTATCGATATTTCGGGAACGTTCGTGAATTGGTGTTCCGTTCACTATGTTAATCGTACCTCTTTCGCCTTTGCGGGTATGACGCCTGCCATGGCGAAGGCTATGCGACCGTCGCAGATGCTGTATATTCAGGTGGTGTAGCGCTTCACGGCTACGAAAGTACAGCGTTTTATAAATTGTCTCAGGTGATATTCGCAGCGTTTTTTGACGTGGTTTTGTTCGCCTTAACCATCCTGATATTTGCTCTGGAGACCATTTCATCTCCAGCTTTTCCAGAACAAGCTTTCGCAATGGTAAATTTTGATCCAGTAAGCACGGTTTTGGCCTTTTCGCCATTCTGTTGGCTCGGTTATTAGCATCAACAGCTTTGTAATAGCGTCTGCCCCGATTACGCTGAACTTCACGTGAGATCGTCGAAGGACTGCGATTCAGCGCAGTAGCTATCGCACGAATGCTCATTTTGGCTGACAAACCAGCTCGTATCTCCTCGCGCTCAGACAGTGTCAGGTGAGCTACAGCCCGCTTACGCTCATGGGGTTTTATGCCGCCAGTATCCCTTAACATAGTGAAGATCGTTCCGGGTTTTGAACCCAGGATATTCGCTATTTCACTGAAGCCTGTTCCGTTCTTCCATAGTTCAAAAACAGAGGCTTTTTCCTCTGCTGTAAATGTTCGTCTCATTCAAAAAACCTCCGCAACCCCATGTTTTCACATAACTGTTGCGTTGACCAATTGAATCTACAGTTGCTTTTTTTAATATATCTCGCTCAAGGCGAGCTTCATTTAACGCCTTACGCAGTTGCAGAATTTCAGATTCCAGTTCAGCCACCGTGCGGGAACCAGGAGTACCGAGTCCTTTTCTGGCGGCGGTAACCCATTGTCCTAAAGTGCCTTCAGGAAGGGATAATCGGGAAGCGCCTTCACTGATCGAAAGTTGATTTTCAAGAACCGTTCTGACAGCTTCGGCTTTGAACTCTTTAGAGTAACGTTGGGTTTTTCTGCTCATTATTAGCTCCTTCTGATGCCATTCTATTTCAGGAAGGAGTGTCCGTTAAACTCAGGCTACCTCATACCTGACGGAGAAATACATCGTTACGACAGGCGTCATAATATAATTTGTACTGAGTGTCGTAAAAGCGAAGTTATGCAGCGTGTACTGGCTTTCTATCAGGGTAATTTTCAGGAGGTGGTACTGTGAGTGAAATTAGTTATCAGGCACTAATTGCCGCAGGCATTCGCATCAAAGGAGAGTGACGTGGAAATAAAACCAGAAGATGAGTTAAGTAATATTGTTTTATTTCCGGTAAAAGAGGATGACCCTCGTAATCAGGTTAATTTTCTTTATGATCCATCGGAAAGACCATATTGCCATCACGCCTCTGTACGGGTTGACGAAAAAGAGCGTCAGGTCCGCTGTAAAATCTGCGGTGCGGTTGTGGAGCCGTTTGACTGGATGCTCTCTGTGGCAAAAAGAGAAACCAGACTGGCAGATGATGTAAGGCTATTGCGCCAGGAGGAACAGGAAAGGCGGAGAAATATAGAAAAGCTGATACAGATTGAGCGTAACGCGAAAGCGCGGATACGCAGGGCGACAAAATCCAGAACTGAATAATTAAATTTAGCACTGTTAAAAATTTAATCCTTAACCGGAGGGATTCCTGCACCCTCAAATCATCAGGAGGCCGCCCGAAAGGCTGAGGAATTCCCAGAAAACGAGACAGACATAGCATTATGTGATCTACTGATTTGTGCCAACAATTCAATGAGATCACTGCTATGCCTGTTCATAAAGTATGTCAGAATTTCTTCCGGGATGCCTTAGCACCATTTCATCAGTACCGACAAAATGCCCTGATGGATGCCACAGTGGTGTTAATCAACGGAGCATCTCTGACGCTGACCAGTATCGGACGTTTTTTCCCGGGTAATGCACAAGTTAAGAATAAGAGCAAACGTATTGATCGCCTCATGGGTAATGAGGCGCTCCATCGCGATATTCCAATGATTTTCAGGAATATCACTTCAATGCTGACACGGCAGTTATCTTTATGTGTAATAGCCGTAGACTGGAGTGGCTATCCCTCCCAGGAGCATCATGTTCTTCGTGCCAGCCTTCTGTGTGACGGGCGTTCCATTCCGTTATTGAGTAAGGTTGTTCCTTCTGAAAAACAAAATAATCCATTGATACAACATGATTTCCTTGATTCCCTTGCTCAATCCCTGCCCCCCGATGCCAGGGTTATTATTGTCACGGATGCTGGATTTCAGAGCGCATGGTTTCACCATATTACTTCTCTGGGCTGGGATTTTATTGGTCGGATCAGAAATAACGTTCAGTATTGCCTCGATAACGCGCCTGAAAGATGGTTAAAAGTGTCGGATAGCCCTGAATGTAAAACACCGGAATATATGGGGGCTGGAAGGCTGGTTAAAGAAAGGAAAAAAAGCATCCGGGGGCATTTTTACACCTATAAGAAATCGGCAAAAGGGCGAAAAAAGAAACGTTCGAAAGGTCAGAGTGGTTTAAACAAAACAGACAAAGAACAGAGCAAATCAGCAAAAGAAGCCTGGTTGATCTTCAGCAGTACAAATGACTTCAGAGCGCGAGAAATCATCAAGTTATACAGTCGGCGAATGCAGATAGAGCAAAACTTTCGTGATGAAAAGAACGGGCGCTTCGGATTTGGTCTTCGGGCCAGCAAAAGTCGTTCAACAGGAAGAATTCTGGTTCTGAGTCTGCTGGCAACGTTGAGCACTATCGTAATGTGGTTACTCGGTTATCACGCTGAAAATAAAGGGTTACACCTGAAATATCAGGCTAACAGCATTAAATCCCGGCGGGTTATCTCATATCTGACGTTAGCGAAGAATGTTCTTCGACACTCGCCACTTATTTTAAGACGAACAGTACTGAGCACAGTTCTAAACCATCTGTCCAGAACCTACCGAAATATGGTGTTGGTTTATTAGCAGTAATTTTGTGGGGATCCCTCAGGCCCGAAAGGGCGGTAGTGAAATGCGAAAGTTCAAAATTATTATTGAAACGGGAATAGCCGGTGGAGATTTCGAGGATGAATTCGAAGTGGATGATGATGCGACGCCTGATGAAATACATGACGAAGCAAAAGATATTTTCTTTAACTACTGCAATTACTCATATCACGAAATAAAAGACGAAGAGGAAGAACAAAATGGCTGATTTTGGTTCAACTAAATACAACGTCAGTTTTGAAGAATGGCATGAACTGTTAATGGACTATGCAGAGTTACGTGGTGGCAGTGCTGCTGATGCTGAAGCATGGCGTGATGATTATGAAGCAGGAAAAACTCCGGTCGAAGCATATTGTGATGAGTGGGGCGATGAATGAGCGAGATTAATTATCAGGAAGGGCATGAAACGGCGGGGCAAGCAAAAACAGTGGCATGGCGATATCGCTACGTGAAAAAAAAGGCGTTACGGACTTTCAGGGGAAGTGGTGGTCTGGTGACTGGAAATATGTACCGAAAAAAGAGGATTGTAACGACAGGCCGAACTATGAAATTCAGGCCTTATTCACTGCCCCGCCAGTCCAAGTGACATCAGAAGGACTGGTTAAAGCCGTGCGCTTTTATGAACAGGTAAAGCGTGAGAATCCACCAGTCGAAACAGGAGCATGGAAAGACGCTGTTGACTGGGTACTCAAAGAGGCTTGCTGTGCTGTCATTCTGGGTAAAGCCGACAACCTACTAAATAGCTGCGCGGAATAGTAGATCACTTTGAGGGAACTTAGCCCGGATTGTGCGATCTGATCAATCGCCAAATCAAAACAAATCACCAACCGGACTGAGCAATGCCGATCATAGCACCAATTTCCCGTGACGAACGACGCCTGATGCAGAAAGCCATCCATAAAACACACGATAAAAATTATGCCCGCAGACTGACTGCCATGCTGATGCTGCACCGGGGCGACCGTGTCAGCGACGTTGCCAGAACGCTCTGCTGCGCCCGTTCCTCTGTTGGACGCTGGATTAACTGGTTCACGCAGTCGGGTGTTGAGGGACTGAAATCATTACCTGCCGGGCGTGCCCGTCGCTGGCCGTTTGAGCATATCTGCACACTGTTACGTGAGCTGGTAAAACATTCTCCCGGCGACTTTGTCTACCAGCGTTCACGCTGGAGTACAGAACTGCTGGCAATAAAAATCAATGAGATAACCGGTTGCCAGTTAAATGCCGGAACCGTTCGCCGCTGGTTGCCGTCTGCGGGGATTGTGTGGCGAAGGGCTGCGCCAACTCTGCGTATCCGTGACCCGCATAAAGATGAAAAGATGGCAGCAATCCATAAAGCACTGGACGAATGCAGCGCAGAGCATCCGGTCTTTTATGAAGATGAAGTGGATATCCATCTTCATCCCAAAATCGGTGCGGACTGGCAACTGCGCGGACAGCAAAAACGGGTGGTCACGCCGGGACAGAATGAAAAATATTATCTGGCCGGAGCGCTGCACAGCGGGACAGGTAAAGTCAGCTATGTGGGCGGCAACAGCAAAAGTTCGGCGCTGTTCATCAGCCTGCTGAAGCGGCTTAAAGCGACATACCGTCGGGCGAAAACCATCACGCTGATCGTGGACAACTACATTATCCACAAAAGCCGGGAAACACAGAGCTGGCTGAAGGAGAACCCGAAGTTCAGGGGCATTTATCAGCCGGTTTACTCGCCATGGGTGAATCATGTTGAACGGCTATGGCAGGCACTTCACGACACAATAACGCGTAATCATCAGTGCCGCTCAATGTGGCAACTGTTGAAAAAAGTTCGCCATTTTATGGAAACCGTCAGCCCATTCCCCGGAGGCAAACATGGACTGGCAAAAGTGTAGCGGTATTAAGCGCAGCTATTTAGCATCCAGTAATCAGGTTAGCGAATTAACAATGTGGGTTAAACGACTGGTCAGTCAACTGAAAAAAGCTAAGCCTGACTGCAAATTACCGGAGAAGGCGATGGATTACCTGAAGCGAAATGGACTGATAAGCGTGGAGGATGTTTTACGATGACCTGGCCTGAAGCATTCACCACGGTAGGAATTGCAATGGCGGTGGCGCTGGTTGTGTATTCGATTTGCCGCTGGGGGTAAGGTAAACCAGCCCCGAACGGGCTGGTAATTTAAAGAGGTAATTTGATGATGGCTGTCAGTGCGCCAACAGCAACGACGAGCATGCCACCAAATCTGACGGTCAGTTGCAGGCTGAGTTTGTCTATTTTTGCATCAAGGGCTGCAATGTCGTTTTTTAGTTCAGTTCTGACATCATTTAGGTCGCGCTTTGTGGCGACTTCTGCGGCTTCGTGAGAATCTTTCACTGCGGCAGATATAGCGCGCGCCTGAGCTGCCGGCATTCCTGCGGCTTCCAAGGTTTCGACGAACTTCAGTGTATCAAAATAGACCTGAGCCATGTTAAATCCTTCGTTGTTGGGGAATATTGTTAGTTTAGCCTGTAGTGGCTGTTGACGACAACGTTAATCCGGGGCTATATTCCTCACGCGCCAGCAAAATCTGGCGTCGGGATTGGCGTCCCGGATATCGAAATGAGGTGTACTGGCAATAGCGGACACTACCATTTGTTCTTTTTTTAAGCAGCCATCTGATGATATTGTTCCCTGAAGGCTGCCGGGGAGATATTCCCCAGACGAGAGTGACGACGCTGACGATTGTAGAAAATCTCAATGTATTCCCGTATTACTGAGATGGCTTCATCCCGGTTATTAAAACGATAGTGGCTCAGGCTCTCATTTTTCAGCGTTCCCCAGAAGCTTTCCATCGGAGCGTTGTCGTAACAGTTACCTTTACGCGACATTGATGTTTTCAGACCAAACTGCTCCTGTATGACCCGGTAATCGTATGCGCAGTACTGTGAACCTCGATCAGAGTGGTGGATTAGCCCGGCAGGTGGGCGCTGGCTCCTGAGCGCCATAAACAGGGCTTTACCTGTCAGCTCTTTTGTCATGCGCTCTCCCATGGCGTAGCCGACAATTTCGCACGTATAAACATCTTTGATGCCAGCGAGGTACAACCATCCCTCCTGTGTGGCAACATACGTCAGGTCCGCCACCCAGACCTGATTTGGTGCTGTAGGAGCGAACGTCTGGTTCAGCAGATTTGGCGCAACTGGCAGATTGTGGTTCGGGTTCGTAGTCGCTCTGAACTTGCGTTTCTGCTTACAGCGTAGCCTTAGCTCCTTACGAAGACGTGCCAGTCGGTCACGACCAACGATGATGCCATTCTCTGCCAGCTCCGTCTGGAGCCGCCGGGTTCCATATGTTTCGCGAGTGCGGATATGGGCCACCTTAATCTCCAGTTTTAGCCGCTCATCACTTTGTTTTCTGTCTGAGGGTTCATGCTGTACCCGGTTGTAATAACCGCTCCTGGATACACCAAATACCTGACACATCGCTTCAATGGGAAATTGTTGTCGCCATTGTTCGATTAACGCGTATTTTTCAGCGACTCCTGTGCAAAATACGCTGTTGTAGATTCAATCTGTCAATGCAACACCCCTTTCAATTATCTCTTTCGGTGTTTTGAACTTCAGTGTCTTTCTCGGTCTGTTGTTTAGCTGAGCAGCAACCAGATCTAGTTCATGTTGAGTATATTGGGCAAGACATGTCTTTTTAGGAAAGTACTGCCGAATTAGCCCATTTGTGTTCTCATTTGTTCCCCGCTGCCAAGGACTCTGAGGATCGCAGAAGTAAACTTTAACGCCGGTGCTGACAGTAAATTCTAGATGTCTGGCCAGTTCCATTCCTCTGTCCCATGTCAGTGATTTTCTGAGTTCTGACGGTAAACTCAGGAATTTGTCGGTAAGAGCCTGATTTACTGAGACAGAATCTTTGCCCCTGAGTCTAAGGATGATCGTATAACGTGATTTTCGGTCTACAAGTGTGGCTATATGAGAGTTTTTTGTACCTGAGACTAAATCGCCCTCCCAATGCCCCAGAGAGCGTCTGTTATCGATATTTCGGGAACGTTCGTGAATTGGTGTTCCGTTCACTATGTTAATCGTACCTCTTTCGCCTTTGCGGGTATGACGCCTGCCATGGCGAAGGCTATGCGACCGTCGCAGATGCTGTATATTCAGGTGGTGTAGCGCTTCACGGCTACGAAAGTACAGCGTTTTATAAATTGTCTCAGGTGATATTCGCAGCGTTTTTTGACGTGGTTTTGTTCGCCTTAACCATCCTGATATTTGCTCTGGAGACCATTTCATCTCCAGCTTTTCCAGAACAAGCTTTCGCAATGGTAAATTTTGATCCAGTAAGCACGGTTTTGGCCTTTTCGCCATTCTGTTGGCTCGGTTATTAGCATCAACAGCTTTGTAATAGCGTCTGCCCCGATTACGCTGAACTTCACGTGAGATCGTCGAAGGACTGCGATTCAGCGCAGTAGCTATCGCACGAATGCTCATTTTGGCTGACAAACCAGCTCGTATCTCCTCGCGCTCAGACAGTGTCAGGTGAGCTACAGCCCGCTTACGCTCATGGGGTTTTATGCCGCCAGTATCCCTTAACATAGTGAAGATCGTTCCGGGTTTTGAACCCAGGATATTCGCTATTTCACTGAAGCCTGTTCCGTTCTTCCATAGTTCAAAAACAGAGGCTTTTTCCTCTGCTGTAAATGTTCGTCTCATTCAAAAAACCTCCGCAACCCCATGTTTTCACATAACTGTTGCGTTGACCAATTGAATCTACAGTTGCTTTTTTTAATATATCTCGCTCAAGGCGAGCTTCATTTAACGCCTTACGCAGTTGCAGAATTTCAGATTCCAGTTCAGCCACCGTGCGGGAACCAGGAGTACCGAGTCCTTTTCTGGCGGCGGTAACCCATTGTCCTAAAGTGCCTTCAGGAAGGGATAATCGGGAAGCGCCTTCACTGATCGAAAGTTGATTTTCAAGAACCGTTCTGACAGCTTCGGCTTTGAACTCTTTAGAGTAACGTTGGGTTTTTCTGCTCATTATTAGCTCCTTCTGATGCCATTCTATTTCAGGAAGGAGTGTCCGTTAAACTCAGGCTACCTCAAAACGGTGCATAACCGCGCTGGCGGTTTTTTTATGCGCTAAGCACAGTCACATTCGCGATTTATGGTGGGCTGTGTGGGGGAGTTGAGAGACTCGCCGGATGTTTCGACCGGTTACGCCAACCCTGCACAGTTCACCACCCAGCGATTGGCGTCGCAGGTGGTGAGTTAAAAACCATCGAAACGCGAGGTCGTTATGACTGTTCAGATTTCTGTCAAAAACCTTTCCCCTGTTACCTATAACCAGATTCCTGTTATTACCACCGAACTTTTGGCGCAGCTTTACGGCACTGAGCCGGTGCGTATTCGCCAGAATCATCATGAGAACAAAGTACGCTTCGTTGAAGGGAAACACTTTTTCAAAGTTGTTGGTAATGACCTTAAAGAATTGCGGGTAGCTTTAAACTACTCACAAAATCCCATCTCTCCCAAAAACCGCTCCCTCATTCTCTGGACAGAACGCGGCGCAGCCCGCCACGCAAAAATGCTCGAAACCGATCAGGCGTGGGATGTGTTCGAAAAACTGGAAGACTGCTATTTCAGTCAAAAGGAGCCGTCAACGCCAGTTTCATGCCAGAAAAGTTACGACACGCGAGTTCTCTGTTATCAGCAAGGCGGTGTCACTGTTTCCACAATTCAGTTGCGGGATGATGATATTGTTATTTCCCTTGAGTCATGGCTGGAACTGGCGAGAGCCAATGGTTGGTTTGTTGTTCGCAGAGATAAACTGGTGGAAAGGCTGATGCAGCTTTAAAAAGTTCTTGCAATTTTAGCCATAAACTGCTTCAATTCTTGTACGCTTCGCAAAGCTGTACCGCGAGGCGAATAGCAGACATGGACATTTGAAAGAGCCCGCTTTATGCGGGTTTTTTTATACCTGAAAAACGGCACAGGACGTTAAACGTGCTGGTGGTCAGATGAGTTTGCAGATGTGATGACATATGGTTATTATTCTGCCTCCGGCCCTTTAGCTCAGTTGGTCAGAGCGAGCGACTCATAATCGCCAGGTCGCTGGTTCAAGTCCAGCAAGGGCCACCAACCACCACTAGCTCATCCGGATAGAGCATCAACCTTCTAAGTTGACGGTGCGAGGTTCGAGTCCTCGGTGGTGGGCCAGCGCCGACTTAGCTCAGCAGGCAGAGCAACTGACTTGTAATCAGTAGGTCACCAGTTCGATTCCGGTAGTCGGCACCATATGCGGGCATCGTATAATGGCTATTACCTCAGCCTTCCAAGCTGATGATGCGGGTTCGATTCCCGCTGCCCGCTCCAGCGAGATTTGAGACGAAGGTTGTTATTTGCACTGACACAATATTGTGTGGGAATGTCTGACTCCTTACCATCTCCTGTTCTGTGATGTTGTTTTGTTGCAGTTCCAGTGCTCTTTTTTCAGCACCAGAATGGTGCATTGTCGGTCAGGTTACGTAGTGAACCTCTGGCAGGGGACTGATAATGCATCATTCTGGTGTTGTAAATATCTCTTCGGACAACTTACAAAATATTCTAAGCAAACCCCGGGAACACACTCTTAACTGCCTTGGCTGGCGGTTTTTTGTACAGTGCTCGGTATGTGTGAGCTGGAAATCAGATTTTGCATGGACTGGAATCATGCTGTTATTTAGGGGCGAAGAACTGGCTTTTTCTTCCGCCTTCTCACCAGTAATGATTAGAAAAATAATGAAATGCCCCCTCCGGGGAGGAGGACCGTAGAAAAAAGGACCCGCCAGCAAAAACATTGGGGATGAACAGCTTTCGCTACTCAGATTGCTGGCGGGTAAAGTTCCTCATGAATTAAGAATGCTACGCGATCTTTTTTAATGGAAATGAAAATTATTGTCAATTAGACGTGCGTGTTTTTTCATACAATATTGGTAAAGGTGATTCAGGCCATCAGAGTTTTGCTGATGGCCTTTTTTCTTTCCGATAGCACAGGTCTGTCGGGGGGCGGGATATGTATCAGATGGAAAAAATATCAACAGGCATTGCCTACGGCACCTCCGCCGGCAGTGCCGGCTACTGGTTTTTGCAGTGGTTGGATCAGGTCAGTCCATCACAGTGGGCTGCGATTGGTGTGCTGGGAAGTCTGCTTCTGGGGCTTCTGACTTATCTGACGAATCTGTATTTCAAAATAAGAGAAGATAAGCGTAAGGCTGCGAGAGGTGAATAATGTCGCCATCATTACGCAAGGCTGTTGCAGTTGCTATTGGTGGCGGGGCTGTTGCTATAGCATCTGTGTTAATCACTGGCCCAAGTGGTAACGATGGTCTGGAAGGTGTCAGCTACATACCATACAAAGATATCATTGGTGTATGGACTGTATGTCACGGACACACCGGAAAAGACATCATGCCTGGTAAAACGTATACCGAAGCAGAATGCAAAGCTCTCCTGAATAAAGACCTTGCCACTGTCGCCAGACAAATTAACCCGTACATCAAAGTCGATATACCGGAAACAACGCGCGGCGCTCTTTACTCGTTCGTTTACAACGTGGGCGCTGGCAATTTCAGAACATCGACGCTTCTTCGCAAAATAAACCAGGGCGATATCAAAGGCGCATGTGACCAGCTACGTCGCTGGACATATGCTGGCGGTAAGCAATGGAAAGGGCTGATGACCCGTCGTGAGATTGAGCGTGAAGTCTGTTTGTGGGGGCAGCAATGAGCAGAGTCACCGCGATTATCTCCGCTCTGGTTATCTGCATCATCGTCTGCCTGTCATGGGCTGTTAATCATTACCGTGATAACGCCATTACCTACAAAGAGCAGCGCGATAATGTGAAGGAAAAACTCAACCAGGCGACCGCAATCATTACTGACATGCAGATACGCCAGCGTGATGTTGCTGCACTCGATGCAAAATACCTGAAGGAGTTAGCTGATGCAAAAGCTGAAAATGATGCTCTACGTGATGATGTTGCCGCTGGTCGTCGTCGGTTGCACATCAAAGCAGTCTGTCCGTCCGTGCGTGAAGCCACCATCGCCTCCAGCGTGGATAATGCAGTCTCCCCCAGACTGGCAGACACCGCTGAACGGGATTATTTCACCCTCCGGGAACGACTGGTAATGATGCAGGCCCAACTTGAAGGTGCTCAGCAATACATAACCGAACAGTGTTTAAAGTAAAATCTTAACTACAATATGATTCATTTTGATGATTGTTTCATAAGGAACAGTGAAGTAAGATCTTAGAGGAGTTAAATTTTATACAGTATAATCATAATATTGCAGCAAGGTGGTTATAATTGAAAGAATATTTATATATGAATACATCTCATGTAAGAGTTGTTACTCATATGTGTGGGTTTCTGGTTTGGCTCTATAGTCTTTCAATGTTGCCACCAATGGTTGTAGCATTGTTTTATAAAGAAAAAAGCCTGTTCGTTTTCTTTATAACTTTCGTTATATTTTTTTGCATTGGTGGCGGAGCGTGGTATACAACTAAGAAATCTGGTATTCAATTACGTACCCGTGATGGGTTTATTATAATTGTAATGTTTTGGATTTTGTTTTCTGTTATTAGTGCATTCCCTTTATGGATTGACTCAGAACTTAATTTAACGTTTATCGATGCTCTATTTGAAGGGGTTTCTGGAATAACAACAACAGGAGCAACTGTAATTGATGATGTTAGTTCATTACCTCGGGCATATTTGTACTATCGGTCACAGTTAAATTTTATAGGTGGTTTAGGAGTTATTGTTCTGGCGGTTGCTGTATTGCCATTATTGGGTATTGGTGGTGCAAAGCTTTATCAGTCAGAAATGCCGGGGCCATTTAAGGATGACAAACTTACTCCCCGCCTGGCCGATACGTCACGGACACTTTGGATAACTTATTCTTTATTAGGTATTGCTTGTATTGTCTGTTATAGACTTGCAGGAATGCCTTTGTTTGATGCTATTTGTCACGGGATATCCACAGTTTCGCTTGGTGGTTTCTCAACTCATAGCGAGAGTATCGGATATTTTAATAACTATTTGGTTGAGCTGGTGGCTGGTTCTTTTTCCCTGCTATCGGCTTTCAATTTCACCCTTTGGTATATTGTTATTAGCAGGAAAACGATAAAACCTTTAATCAGAGATATTGAACTTCGTTTCTTTCTGTTAATAGCCTTAGGGGTGATCATTGTTACCTCTTTCCAGGTCTGGCATATAGGTATGTATGACTTGCCTGGAAGTTTTATTCATTCGTTTTTTCTTGCCAGCTCCATGCTCACTGATAATGGTTTAGCTACGCAGGATTATGCAAACTGGCCCACGCACACGATAGTGTTTTTGCTGTTGTCAAGTTTCTTTGGGGGATGTGTAGGTTCAACTTGTGGTGGCATTAAGTCACTTCGATTTCTTATACTTTTCAAACAAAGCAAACACGAGATAAACCAGCTTTCTCATCCCAGAGCGTTGTTGAGTGTAAATGTAGGAGGGAAGATAGTTACAGATCGTGTCATGAGGTCTGTATGGAGTTTCTTTTTTCTTTATACTCTCTTCACGGTGTTTTTTATACTGGTGTTAAATGGTATGGGATATGATTTTCTTACATCATTTGCAACAGTGGCTGCATGTATTAATAATATGGGATTAGGTTTTGGGGCTACTGCATCGTCATTCGGAGTGCTTAATGACATTGCAAAATATTTAATGTGCATAGCTATGATTCTTGGTCGCCTTGAAATTTATCCTGTTATTATATTGTTTTCAGGTTTTTTTTGGCGCTCCTAATATATGGCTGATTTATAATTGTGAGTTTAATATTATGTTGACTCACTCATTGATCCAATACCTAACTTTACCAGCAACACCTCCGCCCCCAGTAGCACTGGCTGCTGGGGGGCGTTTTATTCATAAAGCAAGGCTGTATGAGCGAGATTTTATGCGTCCATCCGTAAGGGCGGAGCGAAAGGTGAAGCCAAGTTACGAGCGGTATTGTTTAAGCTTGCCAGAAAAGGGGATGCCTTTGCTCTGCGCGAACTACTCAGGGTGGATAAAAATCAGGACTAACTGATGAGCAGACCGGACTGGGGGGCGTTGCAGCAGGAGTATATTGCTGAATACACCCGCTCCGGTATATCTCCGGTGGCATGGTGTGAAGCAAGGGGACTGAATTACGCAACAGCCCGTCGTTACATCAAAAAACCTCCGAAAAATGCGCAGACAGAAATGCGTAAAACTGCGCAACAAAGTGCGCAGAAAAAATCTGCGCAGACTGCGCAAAAGCGGAACGGAAAATCTCAGAAAAAAAAGCCAGTATCCGATGCGTGCCTGAATGAGGGCGACGCGGAGGAATTTTCGTTCTGCCCCGATGAATTCGGCATTTCTGACCAGCAGGCTAAGTTTGCGATGCTTGTTGCTCAGGGGAAAAAGCCGACAGAGGCATACCGACTGGCTGGTTATGAGGGGCAAGGTGCGACAGCTAACAGCAACGCCAGCCGTATGCTTAGAAATGCCAGGGTTTATCGTGCTATCAGTTACTTCCGCAATCAGTATCAGAAACGCTATACCGCAGACCTGGATTTACTGGTGAGTCAGTTGATGGCTATTGTCCAGGCCGACCCCAATCAGTTGGCACAATTTCGCCGTGTTAACTGCCGTTATTGCTGGGGCGAGAATCATCTCTACCAGTGGCGTGATATTGCAGAATTCGATAAGGCAGCGGCACAGGCCTCCAGAGATGGCAAACCCGAGCCGGAATATGGAGGCCTCGGCTTTGTTGATAACGCCATACCCAATCCGGATTGTCCGAAGTGCTGCGGTGAGGGAACGGGACAGCTTTATATGGCTGATACCACTCTGCTTGATGGGGATGCGCGACAATTATATGCAGGGGCAAAGCTCGGGAAATTTGGTGTTGAGATCCTGCTGGAGGATAAGGCTGCCGCCCGGCGCGAACTTATCAAGCTGATAATGGCGACGAAAGGAAGTTCTGCTGGTGGTGCAACTGACAGTCGCAATGATCTGGAGCTTGAAGGACTGAGGCTTCGCAACGAAAAGCTGCGCACTGAGATTGAAAACCTCAAAAAAGGCGTGGGTGGTGAGAATAACGAAATAATTATCCACAACTCTCTGCCGATGCCGGGAGTGGATAATGTCGATTGAAATCTACCTCCCAAAACCTCATGAGGGGCAAATAGCTGCATGGACGGCGGCAATAGAGGAACGCTTCCACGCGGTATGCTGTGGTCGTCGCTGGGGTAAAACGGTGATGCTGGTAAACATCGCTACCAGTTTCGCTACGCGGAAATTTGCCGTTCCTACCACCGGGCAACTTATCGCGGGTAGGGTGGGGATTTTTACCGCACAATACCGCCAGTACCAGGAAATCTGGGATGAAATTAGCGCCGTTCTGCAACCGCTGATCCTCAGCCAGTCAAAAAATGAAAAGCGCATTATTCTCCGTAATGGGGGGCGCATCGACTTTTGGGTAACGGACAATAACAAACTGGCCGGGTGTGGGCGTAAATATCACGCTGTGCTGATTGATGAGGCAGCATTCACTAAATCGCCGGAAATGCTCGAGGAAATCTGGCCCCGAGCTATACGCCCGACGCTTGTCGATTACCGCGGCTGTGCGTGGGTATTTTCCACACCAAACGGTATCGACGAGAGCAATTTTTTCTACGCGATATGCCACGATGAATCCCTAGGATTTGTCATGCACCATGCGCCAACTTCATCGAATCCGTATATTCCGAAAGAAGAACTGGAGGAAACGGAGAAGAAATCCGATCCGCGCGTCTGGCAGCAGGAATATCTTGCCGAGTTCGTGGACTGGTCCAAAGACGCGTTACTCGATGTCGATAAGCTGCTGGTGGACGGTCAGCCGATTGAGATGCCGCCGTACTGCGACATGATTTTCGCAGTGATGGATACGGCGCTGAAAGGCGGGACCGAAAATGATGGTACTGGCGTGTTGTATTTCGCTTATGAGTCAACGTATTCGGAAGAGCCAAAACTGACGATTATTGACTGGGATGTGACGCAAATTAAAGCGTCATTGCTTCCTGAATATATCCCCGGCGTTTATGACAACCTTGAGCGCCTCGCGAAATTATGCCGTCCGCGTCTGGGCAGCCAGGGAATTTTTATGGAAGACGCCGCGATGGGGGCAATCCTCAACCAGAAGGCGGAAACCGAAGGCTGGGATATGACGCCGATTAAATCGGCACTAACCAGCAAGGGCAAAGACGAACGGGCGGTGATGGCATCCAGCTACCACTATCAGGGGATGTGCAAAATCGTCCGGGAGGCTTACGACAAGACCGTTTCATTCAAGCGCACCACCGCAAACCACCTCATAAAACAAATCGCCGGATTCCACCTGGCGGATAAAGACGCGCATAAACGTGCTGATGACCTTTTCGATTGTTACACCTATGGATTGATCATCGCGCACGGTAATTACGCGGAGTTGTAAAAATCAGGATATTTTTGATGGCAGAGATCGAGATTACTGGCGGCCTCGGTTCAGCACTGATGCGTATTCTTGAGGCTGAAGAAATTCAGCCAGGAACCGATATTGGCTATGAATTGTGTAAGCTGCTGTGGCAATTCCATCCTCTGGGCGGAAAACTTGTCGAAAAACCCATACTGATGGCGATGTGTAAGCCGCGACAGTATAACGTGGAGACAGATCCTGACGAGAGGGTTGTGCGGCGTTTCCAGGAGGTATGGGAACGTATGAGGGTCAACGAGAAGATAAAAAATCTGTTTTTTCTGTCTCGTTGCTACGGTGCTGCAGCGATCGGCGTGGGCACCGACAGTGTTTCATGTCGTGAGCCGCTTCCGACATTCGGGCTGACAGAAGAGGATGTGTATATCAACGCGTGGGATCCGTTGAACGCTTCCGGTTCGATGGTGACTGACCAGAACCCAAACAGTCCGTTTTTCCAGGAAGCCAACAAAAGGCTGAAGATTGGCGGAAAAGACTGGCATCCGTCACGCACACTGAAAATCTTCAACGGCACACCGATTTATCTGGAGTTTCAGAGTTCATCGTTCGGATTCACCGGACGAAGTGTGTTTCAGCGCGTTCTTTATTCCCTGAAATCCTATATCAACACGATGGAGGCGAATGATCTCGTCAGTCAGAAGGCGGGCGTACTGGTAGCTAAAGTTGTGCAGTCCGGTTCGAAAATGGACGGGATCATGGCTGCTGCCACGGGGCGTAAAAGGGAAAACGTGAAAGCCGCCAAAAATAAAGGCGTGTTGAGTATTGGAAAAGACGAAGACGTAAGTTCACTGAACCTGCAAAACATCGACGGGGCGCTGAATACAGCCCGCGACAATATCATTGCTGATATTGCCGCCGGGAGTGACGTTCCGGCCATTATTATCAAGGAAGAAGCATTCAGTAACGGATTCGGTGAAGGTAAGGAGGACTCGAAAGCCATCAGCCAGTATATCGATGGTGTACGCCAGCAGATTGAACCTGTGATGGATTATTTCGAACGCCTGGTGCAGTACATCGCCTGGAACGAGGAATTTTATCAGTCGCTGAAAAATGATTACCCGGACATCATAACCGAGGACTATAAAACCACGTTTTACCAGTGGCGGCGCGAGTTTACCGCGACGTGGCAGGAGCTGGTGGAGGAGTCGCCGGACAAACGCCGGGAAAGCGACAGTAAAGTGATTCAACAGGCGATAGCACTTTTCTCTGCCGTGTCGCCACAGGTTGATCCTGAAAACCGTGCCGCCGTCACTGAATGGCTGGCAAGCCTTGTTAATGCCACGCAGACCTATGGCGAAGCTCCACTCATCATTGATGTGGACGCGCTGGCGAATTATGAACCACCGAAGCAGGAGACGCCTGATGGCAATTTCCAGCCGGGCGGGGAGGAAGAAGAAACGGATCAGGACGCTGTATGAGGTTCTGACGGATGCCGTTAACTACTACGTAAATCACGGGTGGGATAGCGAAAAATCATTGCTCGAATGGTGCCGGAAACTCCGTGTAGCCGCTCAGCGAGAAACCCCTGATGATACCGTAGCCAGAAAACATCTCACCGCTATCTACAGCCGTCTTGTCATCGACGGCGGGGCATTACGGGATCAGCCTCCTGACGGCCCTAAAAAAATCACTGTTGAAAAACTGAAACCTGAATTTCGCAAGGAACTCGACAGGCGAATTTTCGCCAGTGCCAACCTGATAAAACTCAACCGCGAACAGGCTATCGAGAAAACCATACAGCGTTTTCAGGGATGGGTTACGTCCATTCCGCCTGACGGGGTGAGCAAAATTGATCGCCGGGAAGTGAAGTCCGGTTTTCAGAAGTCCGTGAAGGATATGGATTTTATCAGTCTGAGGTAGCCTGAGTTTAACGGACACTCCTTCCTGAAATAGAATGGCATCAGAAGGAGCTAATAATGAGCAGAAAAACCCAACGTTACTCTAAAGAGTTCAAAGCCGAAGCTGTCAGAACGGTTCTTGAAAATCAACTTTCGATCAGTGAAGGCGCTTCCCGATTATCCCTTCCTGAAGGCACTTTAGGACAATGGGTTACCGCCGCCAGAAAAGGACTCGGTACTCCTGGTTCCCGCACGGTGGCTGAACTGGAATCTGAAATTCTGCAACTGCGTAAGGCGTTAAATGAAGCTCGCCTTGAGCGAGATATATTAAAAAAAGCAACTGTAGATTCAATTGGTCAACGCAACAGTTATGTGAAAACATGGGGTTGCGGAGGTTTTTTGAATGAGACGAACATTTACAGCAGAGGAAAAAGCCTCTGTTTTTGAACTATGGAAGAACGGAACAGGCTTCAGTGAAATAGCGAATATCCTGGGTTCAAAACCCGGAACGATCTTCACTATGTTAAGGGATACTGGCGGCATAAAACCCCATGAGCGTAAGCGGGCTGTAGCTCACCTGACACTGTCTGAGCGCGAGGAGATACGAGCTGGTTTGTCAGCCAAAATGAGCATTCGTGCGATAGCTACTGCGCTGAATCGCAGTCCTTCGACGATCTCACGTGAAGTTCAGCGTAATCGGGGCAGACGCTATTACAAAGCTGTTGATGCTAATAACCGAGCCAACAGAATGGCGAAAAGGCCAAAACCGTGCTTACTGGATCAAAATTTACCATTGCGAAAGCTTGTTCTGGAAAAGCTGGAGATGAAATGGTCTCCAGAGCAAATATCAGGATGGTTAAGGCGAACAAAACCACGTCAAAAAACGCTGCGAATATCACCTGAGACAATTTATAAAACGCTGTACTTTCGTAGCCGTGAAGCGCTACACCACCTGAATATACAGCATCTGCGACGGTCGCATAGCCTTCGCCATGGCAGGCGTCATACCCGCAAAGGCGAAAGAGGTACGATTAACATAGTGAACGGAACACCAATTCACGAACGTTCCCGAAATATCGATAACAGACGCTCTCTGGGGCATTGGGAGGGCGATTTAGTCTCAGGTACAAAAAACTCTCATATAGCCACACTTGTAGACCGAAAATCACGTTATACGATCATCCTTAGACTCAGGGGCAAAGATTCTGTCTCAGTAAATCAGGCTCTTACCGACAAATTCCTGAGTTTACCGTCAGAACTCAGAAAATCACTGACATGGGACAGAGGAATGGAACTGGCCAGACATCTAGAATTTACTGTCAGCACCGGCGTTAAAGTTTACTTCTGCGATCCTCAGAGTCCTTGGCAGCGGGGAACAAATGAGAACACAAATGGGCTAATTCGGCAGTACTTTCCTAAAAAGACATGTCTTGCCCAATATACTCAACATGAACTAGATCTGGTTGCTGCTCAGCTAAACAACAGACCGAGAAAGACACTGAAGTTCAAAACACCGAAAGAGATAATTGAAAGGGGTGTTGCATTGACAGATTGAATCTACAACAGCGTATTTTGCACAGGAGTCGCTGAAAAATACGCGTTAATCGAACAATGGCGACAACAATTTCCCATTGAAGCGATGTGTCAGGTATTTGGTGTATCCAGGAGCGGTTATTACAACCGGGTACAGCATGAACCCTCAGACAGAAAACAAAGTGATGAGCGGCTAAAACTGGAGATTAAGGTGGCACATATCCGCACTCGCGAAACATATGGAACCCGGCGGCTCCAGACGGAGCTGGCAGAGAATGGCATCATCGTTGGTCGTGACCGACTGGCACGTCTTCGTAAGGAGCTAAGGCTACGCTGTAAGCAGAAACGCAAGTTCAGAGCGACTACGAACCCGAACCACAATCTGCCAGTTGCGCCAAATCTGTTGAACCAGACGTTCGCTCCTACAGCACCAAATCAGGTCTGGGTGGCGGACCTGACGTATGTTGCCACACAGGAGGGATGGTTGTACCTCGCTGGCATCAAAGATGTTTATACGTGCGAAATTGTCGGCTACGCCATGGGAGAGCGCATGACAAAAGAGCTGACAGGTAAAGCCCTGTTTATGGCGCTCAGGAGCCAGCGCCCACCTGCCGGGCTAATCCACCACTCTGATCGAGGTTCACAGTACTGCGCATACGATTACCGGGTCATACAGGAGCAGTTTGGTCTGAAAACATCAATGTCGCGTAAAGGTAACTGTTACGACAACGCTCCGATGGAAAGCTTCTGGGGAACGCTGAAAAATGAGAGCCTGAGCCACTATCGTTTTAATAACCGGGATGAAGCCATCTCAGTAATACGGGAATACATTGAGATTTTCTACAATCGTCAGCGTCGTCACTCTCGTCTGGGGAATATCTCCCCGGCAGCCTTCAGGGAAAAATATCATCAGATGGCTGCTTAAAAAAAGAACAAATGGTAGTGTCCGCTATTGCCAGTACACCTCAACTTTCTGATTGCTCCTGATGAGGGCGACCTGAAACCGGATGTCGTCAAACGCTTTGAGGAAATGGTGGCGCAGGCGCAGCAGAGTGCCGGGGCTGCAGCCGGAAACGCACAGCAGACGGCGCAGGATGTGGCGGCAGCCGCAACGGCCCGTGATGATGCACAACGTTTTGCGGAGAAAGCCCGACAGGATGCAACCGTCACAGCTGAGGACAGAAAGGCCACTGCGGAAGATGTGACAAGCACAGGAGCAAATGCAGCCGCAGCCGGACAGAGCGCACAGGATGCCGCAGGTTATGCCCGCGCAGCAGAACAGGCCAAAAATGACATTGATGCTGCGCTGACCGGCACTCTGAAAATGGCTAACCATCTGTCAGAAATCGCAGCAGCAGGCGAAAAGGCACAACAGAAGTCCCGGGATAATCTGGGGCTGAAAAGTGCGGCCACGATGGAAGCACAGAGCGACATTTACGACCGGACAAAAGGCCGTCTGGCGATACCCGGCGCATTCGGCTTTGGGTGTGCTTTTCTGCCTGAAGATGTTATCCGTTTTGACACTAAGAGTGATTTCCTGGCCTGGGTAAGGAATGCGCTGCCAGGTGAGTATTCCGTTGCTGGCCCCTACGGCATCATCATACCCGACACACGGTTTGAAGGGGGGCTCAGCATCCGGTGGACTGATGCACGCCCTGAGACAACAGAACCGAGGTACAGAGCCAAATCCCTTACTTTTTACGGCATTAACGGCCCCATTTATCACACCCGCTACTGCTACTGGCCCATATCCAGACTGACTGGCTGGGTGAAAATAAATATAACCACAGAAGATATTATTTACAGAATCGTGGCGAGCTCTGTCCGCAACAGATGGGGAGACCCTGACATTGGCGGGCTGATTATTGCTGCGTACCAGGGAGAAGCTGACGGTGATAAAGTCATCAGACTTGTCAGGGGGCAGTCATACAGAGGCTCACGACTGGGACCGGTGGGGATTTCAGTGACCAGTACTCCCACCGGAACGTATATAGCATCCCCACAATTTTTCATTACGGGATGTTCAGAGCATTCATTACGGGATGTTCAGAGCATTCATTACCGGGGTCATATTGCGCCCTGTCCGGGGTGCCGGATGCTCATGTCTCTGGCGCAATGCTTGGGCTTTTTATTCGCACATCGTGAGGAATGCACCGTGGAAATTAAAAAAATCATTAATCCCCGTTATACCGAAAGTGGCGCAGTAGACTGTGACGTTTTTTTTGACGACAGGGACCAGGCAGTCCCCTACACAGCCACCGCTGATGATGTCGCTTCGACGGGTCAGCAAATCTGGCAGGAACTGCAAAGCGGCAAATGGGGTGAGATAGCCCCATTCACTGTGACACCAGAAATGCTGGAAGCGGCCAGAGAGGCCAGACGTCAGGGAATTGAAGCATGGCGCACAGAACAGGAGGCGAAGCCGTTCACGTTTGAATGGAACGGTCGTATCTGGAATGCTGGCCCCAACTCACTGGGCCGCCTTTATCCGGTGGTAATGGCTGCGAAATCCGACATTGTACGGGACGTGATGACGTGGGGTGATGCCGATAATCAGCAGGTGAAACTGTCGATGCCGGAACTGGAAGAACTGGCGGCAGCAATGGTGCAGGCTGTTGTTGAACGCAATGACGAGATTTATCGCCGTCAGCGTGAAATGAAAGAGGAGCTGAGCAGTCTGGATGATTTGGCTTCAATTCGGGCGTTTGACGTTGAGTAATGAATAAGCCGCAACTGGCGGAATCACAGAAGACCGCTTTGCTTACCGAAGCGGAGTCTGTCATCCGGCCGCCGGGGCGTGCTGTCAGGCTGAACAGGGAAACGGATGAATCCGGGGAGGCCCGGGGGCGGGCCTCTGTTTTTCCGGAGTCAGTCCGGTCTGTGGTTTATGCGATGTGATTATGAATGGTGCAGTTGTGAGCCGTTTTCAGGCAATCGCAGGGCCAGTACCTCGTCAGTCAGCTGACGGTAAATCTGCTGTTCAGTCTCACGCATCACCTGTGCACCGGCTTCCCTCTCCGCATCCGCATCACCGCTCAGACCTGATGCTTTCAGCCGGTCAGCCACCCTCTGAGGGTACTCATTCTCCAGCATCTCATATTTCTGCTCTTCTGCCTGCGCCCAGCGGTCAGCTTCCGTACGCTTCAGTACAGCATGCCATGGTCCCCAGAGGGAGAACCAGTCCGTAAATTCATTCTCTTCACGGCTTCTGACCATGGCTTCGGCAGTGCGGAGGTCATTTGCTGTCACTCCCGACACGCCATAGAAACGCATTTCCTTCACGGCAGTGGAGAGCTGAAGTTTCTCTGCGAGCATGGTCTGGAAGGCCAGGTAGACTTCTATCTCATCCACAAAATGGAGAGTTCTGACTTTATCCCGGGCAATGTCCTCCAGAATTTCGAGGCGGAACATTTCCCTGCCCAGGGAGAGCAGAGCGCCGGTATCATTATCGAAAAGGCCTTCTGATGCCTGATGGACCAGGAGGGTTTTCCGGAGATTGTTCCATGTGAGCGCGACACGGTCCTCACAGCTCTCAGTGGCATCAGCAGCAACAGCGAAAGACTGCTGTCGAAGCTCCGCAGAGGCACTGAGTTTTTCCAGCCATGCAGCGACCTGTTCACGGAATCCGGAGGTATTGCGTGCAGAGACGGTATCGGAAAGGCGGTCAAGGAACGCGGAAAAGGTGTTGGCGTGCTCTTCATGTTCAAAAGCATGCCATATCTGTGATACATCAGATTGTTTGTTTTCCGGGAACCATGCTGTCACGGCATCAGCCAGGGGGCGATGGAGTGTATTCTGTTGTCCGTCACTCATGGAGAAGTAAATCCGTGGGCCGTGGTAGTCCGGTTGGGCGGTTTGTTGCGACAGAGACTCCCTGATCCGTGAGGACAGAGGATTGTCTTCGAGGATGATAGTGCAGGTCGGATCAAGGCTAAGTATATTTTCCGGAATGTGTGTGATGCGATTCTCGCGGCACCGGAAAAATATCTCGGTTTCCTCTGAGTGATGATTTCTTACAGGTACGGCTGGTAGGCTTTCCAGAAGATTAGTACTTACATCGAGCGCTTCCAGTGATTCAGGTAACTCAGGGAGAAATGTCAGCTGGTTATTTCTTACTGAGAGCACTTCCAGCGATGTAGGTAATTCAGGAAGCATGGTTAGCTGATTGTTATCTGCATTAATATATTCCAGCAATGCAGGCAATTCAGGAAGCATGGTTAGTTGGTTGTTATCTACATCAAGATGTTTTAGAGATGCGGGTAATTCAGGAAGTGTTGACAGGTGATTGTCACAGGCGTCAAGGTATTCCAGCGATGCTGGCAATTCTGGTAATGATATTAGGGCATTCTGAGTAATTTCCAGAACAGTGATTTGAGGTGGTAAGTTGTCAGGTAGCGAGGACAGATTTAAACGATTCAGTTGAAGCTCACTGAACTGATTGATGAGACATTCTTTAAGTAGGGAGACCGCTTCATTCCGATTTTCACCGGGGAGCGCTTGTTTTTCCCATTTATCCCATGCTGAAAAGTAATCAGCATATGTACCGGAAATAGTGTTATAAAAAGAATTTTGGGACAATGAAAAGTTATTATTTATCGGTAACATGATGGACATTCAGTTAAAGCCGATGGACAAATGGCTTTGTTAAAAGAAATAAGTAGGAGTTTTTATGAAGTTCATCCCATGAAATGAACTTCAGCACTTTTTTATTATAAAAGGACAAACAAAATTGGCTGTAAAAAAACGATACTGTTTCAGTTAACTGTGAATAGCTTGCTTGCACCGTATTGTTCTTGTTTTTCGGTTAGTTAAACATCGTACTTCATATTTGAACGTTCTGCCGGAATGCATTATCAATAGAGGTAAAGTCGCAACCCCAAATCGTAAAGGAAACCGTAGCACGTCGTATGCAAGAACGTGCCACGGCTGGCTGATGGATGAGGTGTACTGGCAATAGCGGACACTACCATTTGTTCTTTTTTTAAGCAGCCATCTGATGATATTTTTCCCTGAAGGCTGCCGGGGAGATATTCCCCAGACGAGAGTGACGACGCTGACGATTGTAGAAAATCTCAATGTATTCCCGTATTACTGAGATGGCTTCATCCCGGTTATTAAAACGATAGTGGCTCAGGCTCTCATTTTTCAGCGTTCCCCAGAAGCTTTCCATCGGAGCGTTGTCGTAACAGTTACCTTTACGCGACATTGATGTTTTCAGACCAAACTGCTCCTGTATGACCCGGTAATCGTATGCGCAGTACTGTGAACCTCGATCAGAGTGGTGGATTAGCCCGGCAGGTGGGCGCTGGCTCCTGAGCGCCATAAACAGGGCTTTACCTGTCAGCTCTTTTGTCATGCGCTCTCCCATGGCGTAGCCGACAATTTCGCACGTATAAACATCTTTGATGCCAGCGAGGTACAACCATCCCTCCTGTGTGGCAACATACGTCAGGTCCGCCACCCAGACCTGATTTGGTGCTGTAGGAGCGAACGTCTGGTTCAGCAGATTTGGCGCAACTGGCAGATTGTGGTTCGGGTTCGTAGTCGCTCTGAACTTGCGTTTCTGCTTACAGCGTAGCCTTAGCTCCTTACGAAGACGTGCCAGTCGGTCACGACCAACGATGATGCCATTCTCTGCCAGCTCCGTCTGGAGCCGCCGGGTTCCATATGTTTCGCGAGTGCGGATATGTGCCACCTTAATCTCCAGTTTTAGCCGCTCATCACTTTGTTTTCTGTCTGAGGGTTCATGCTGTACCCAGTTGTAATAACCGCTCCTGGATACACCAAATACCTGACACATCGCTTCAATGGGAAATTGTTGTCGCCATTGTTCGATTAACGCGTATTTTTCAGCGACTCCTGTGCAAAATACGCTGTTGTAGATTCAATCTGTCAATGCAACACCCCTTTCAATTATCTCTTTCGGTGTTTTGAACTTCAGTGTCTTTCTCGGTCTGTTGTTTAGCTGAGCAGCAACCAGATCTAGTTCATGTTGAGTATATTGGGCAAGACATGTCTTTTTAGGAAAGTACTGCCGAATTAGCCCATTTGTGTTCTCATTTGTTCCCCGCTGCCAAGGACTCTGAGGATCGCAGAAGTAAACTTTAACGCCGGTGCTGACAGTAAATTCTAGATGTCTGGCCAGTTCCATTCCTCTGTCCCATGTCAGTGATTTTCTGAGTTCTGACGGTAAACTCAGGAATTTGTCGGTAAGAGCCTGATTTACTGAGACAGAATCTTTGCCCCTGAGTCTAAGGATGATCGTATAACGTGATTTTCGGTCTACAAGTGTGGCTATATGAGAGTTTTTTGTACCTGAGACTAAATCGCCCTCCCAATGCCCCAGAGAGCGTCTGTTATCGATATTTCGGGAACGTTCGTGAATTGGTGTTCCGTTCACTATGTTAATCGTACCTCTTTCGCCTTTGCGGGTATGACGCCTGCCATGGCGAAGGCTATGCGACCGTCGCAGATGCTGTATATTCAGGTGGTGTAGCGCTTCACGGCTACGAAAGTACAGCGTTTTATAAATTGTCTCAGGTGATATTCGCAGCGTTTTTTGACGTGGTTTTGTTCGCCTTAACCATCCTGATATTTGCTCTGGAGACCATTTCATCTCCAGCTTTTCCAGAACAAGCTTTCGCAATGGTAAATTTTGATCCAGTAAGCACGGTTTTGGCCTTTTCGCCATTCTGTTGGCTCGGTTATTAGCATCAACAGCTTTGTAATAGCGTCTGCCCCGATTACGCTGAACTTCACGTGAGATCGTCGAAGGACTGCGATTCAGCGCAGTAGCTATCGCACGAATGCTCATTTTGGCTGACAAACCAGCTCGTATCTCCTCGCGCTCAGACAGTGTCAGGTGAGCTACAGCCCGCTTACGCTCATGGGGTTTTATGCCGCCAGTATCCCTTAACATAGTGAAGATCGTTCCGGGTTTTGAACCCAGGATATTCGCTATTTCACTGAAGCCTGTTCCGTTCTTCCATAGTTCAAAAACAGAGGCTTTTTCCTCTGCTGTAAATGTTCGTCTCATTCAAAAAACCTCCGCAACCCCATGTTTTCACATAACTGTTGCGTTGACCAATTGAATCTACAGTTGCTTTTTTTAATATATCTCGCTCAAGGCGAGCTTCATTTAACGCCTTACGCAGTTGCAGAATTTCAGATTCCAGTTCAGCCACCGTGCGGGAACCAGGAGTACCGAGCCCTTTTCTGGCGGCGGTAACCCATTGTCCTAAAGTGCCTTCAGGAAGGGATAATCGGGAAGCGCCTTCACTGATCGAAAATTGATTTTCAAGAACCGTTCTGACAGCTTCGGCTTTGAACTCTTTAGAGTAACGTTGGGTTTTTCTGCTCATTATTAGCTCCTTCTGATGCCATTCTATTTCAGGAAGGAGTGTCCGTTAAACTCAGGCTACCTCAGGATGTTCGATAGCGCGAGTTTGAATGAAAATCAGCCGGAGATGATTTTACATAATTGCTACGGAATTATTCAATACAGGAATTGCTTGCGTCTGCATGGATTGACCTGAAATATTCCCGAAAATTTCTCTAAAAAACTCGAAAAAAATGGTAACTGGTTGAATGTATTAATATGCAATGGTACGTGTCAGGGATTAAAAGATGAACGTAAATTTATTCAACGCATTAATTTTAAAGGGTTTTATTGTTTGTTGACGAAAGCAGGAATCGTGTTCGGTCTCTTTTTATCTGTTAAAAGCCAGAAGCATTTCCTTCGCTGACTTTATAGTCAACCATAACACACACTCTACTGTCTGAGTCCAGCGTTTTTTAACATTCTTGTTAAGATTATGTGATCTTTAGCGCGGGAGGAAAATATTGATGAAACAGCCTGCGCCCGTTTATCAGAGAATTGCGGGTCATCAATGGCGACATATCTGGCTTTCTGGCGATATACACGGTTGTCTTGAGCAGTTGCGCCGCAAATTATGGCATTGTCGTTTTGATCCGTGGCGAGATTTACTTATCTCAGTGGGAGACGTTATCGATCGTGGGCCGCAAAGTTTACGTTGTCTGCAGTTACTGGAACAACATTGGGTTTGTGCGGTAAGAGGCAATCATGAACAGATGGCGATGGATGCGCTGGCATCCCAGCAGATGTCTTTGTGGTTGATGAATGGCGGCGACTGGTTTATTGCGCTGGCAGATAATCAACAGAAACAAGCGAAAACGGCGCTGGAAAAATGTCAGCATTTGCCCTAA